AAAAAAAGGTGGTGATGGAAAATTGAGTGGATTGAGAATAAAACAAAAGAGATTTGCAGATGAGTACATCATCTCAGGTAATGCGACGGAAGCTTATAAAAAAGCAGGTTATCGTGTTTCTAGTGATAGAGTGGCAGGCGTTGAAGGGCATAAGTTACTAAAGAATCCTAAGATTAAAAGCTATATAGATGAACGACTGAAACAACTTGATTCTGAGAAAATTGCAGATCAACAAGAAGTACTTAGTTATCTAACATCAGTAATGCGAGGAGAGACGCAAGAACAGACCTTGATAAGCATAGGAGAATTAGGTCAAACGATTACGGATATTGATGTCGGAGCAAAAGATAGAATCAAAGCAGCCGAACTTTTAGGAAAGCGGCATAGGCTCTGGACAGACAAAGTAGAGGCAGACGTTTCTGGAACGGTGGTGTTTGCGAATGAGTCAGACATACCAGATTAAACAGAATGATATTGTTGTTGACCTACCTAAGACAGTAGGCGGGGGATATGGCCAGTTTTGGCGCTCAAGAAGTCTTTACCGTGTTGTAAAAGGTTCCCGTGGTTCGAAGAAGTCCAAGACAACTGCATTAAATTACGTTGTACGTCTTTTGAAATATCCCTGGGCGAACTTGCTTGTCATTCGTAGATATTCGAATACGAACAAGCAATCTACCTATACAGATTTTAAATGGGCGTGTAATGTGTTGGGCGTTACTCATTTGTTTAAATTCAACGAGTCTTTGCCTGAGATAACTATAAAAGCGACTGGGCAAAAGATTCTGTTCCGTGGTTTGGATGATGAACTTAAAATCACATCTATCACGGTCGATGTTGGTATTCTTTGTTGGGCATGGTTCGAGGAAGCATATCAAATTGAGACTGAAGATAAATTCAGTACGGTTGTTGAGTCAATCCGTGGTAGCCTAGACGTACCTGACTTCTTTAAACAAATCACAATTACGTTTAACCCGTGGAATGAAAGGCACTGGCTCAAACGTGTCTTCTTTGATGAAGATACGAGACGAGCTGATACATTCGCTATTACTACCACTTATAAATGTAATGAGTGGCTGGATGAAGTGGATATCAAGCGCTATGAGGATTTGTATCATACGAACCCAAGACGGGCTAGAATCGTTTGTGATGGTGAGTGGGGAGTTGCTGAAGGTTTAATCTATGAAAACGTAACTGTCAAGGATTTTGATAAGGATGAATTACTACAAGATCCAGCTTATAAGTTATGTATCGGTCTTGACTTTGGTTTCACTCATGACCCAACCGCTTTGTGTTGTTCTCTCATAAACGATACAACGAAAGAGATTTATGTTTTTGACGAAGCGTATAAAGTCGGATTGATTACTAAAGAAGTTGCGAAGATGATTAAAGATAAAGGTTATCATCGCTCACGGATTATCGCTGATAGCGCCGAATTACGATTGATTGAGGAATTAAGGTCAGAGCATGGGATAACCCGAATTAAAGAGAGTCGGAAAGGTAAGGATAGTATCATGGCAGGCGTATCTAAATTACAAGGATACGCTATTTATGTGCATCCGAATTGTGAACATATCATGGATGAATTTTATAGTTACTGCTACCAGCGTGACAAAGAAGGTAATTGGTTGAACAAGCCAGAAGATAAGAATAACCACTTAATGGACGCACTACGTTATAGCCTTCAATGTATTGAGGGTGGTAAAGCAACCGTCCGCAGACGTTCTGATTATGGTCTATAGAGAGGAAAGACATGTACCAATATTTAACCTATCCACGAGATAGATATGATGAGGGTTCTTTGAAGAAAGATCTGATTTACAAATTGATAACGAAGTATAGCACTGAAGGCTCACGTTTGAAGAAACTTAAAAGCTACTACTTGGGTGAGCATGCTATCTTAGATCACAAGAGACGCAACGAGAACGCACCTAATTATAAGACGGTAGCCAATCATGCCAAGGATATCGCAGACACGGCTACAGGCTATTTTATGGGTAATCCTATCAAGTACAATAACACTGCTGAAGGTGATATCGATGAACTACTTACAGCCTTTGATGGTGCTGAGATTGACCAAGTAGATGCCCAAAATGCTTTGAACATGGCTATCTATGGTCGTGCTTATGAGTACATCTATGCCAAAGAAGGATTGACTGAGTTGGACTCAACTAGTATTGATCCAGAAAATACCTTCATGGTCTATGATGATAGCATTGAGCGGGAGCCCTTGTTTGCGATCTACTACTATCAAGTGAAGGATGATACGAAAGATACTACTAAGTACCAGGCAGAGGTCTTTACTGAGAATCTACACTACCACATGGTATTGAGAAGTACAGATTCAGGAACAACTCAGAATGAGCAAGTAGAACCTCACAACCTTGGTCAAATCCCAATTATCGAGTATCGCAATAATCACTTTGCGATTGGCGACTACGAGCAACAAATCAGCTTGATTGATGCTTATAATTCTTTGATGGGTAACCGTGTCAATGACAAGGAACAGGCAGTAGAGTCTATCCTAGTCTTGTATGGTACGCAGTTAGCAGACACGCCAGAAGATGCCAAGGTAGCGATGAAGATTCTTTCTGAAGAAGGTCTTTTGGAATTGCCGAGCGATAGTGCAAGAGCTGAGTTCTTGAAGAATACGCTGGATGAAAGTGCTACTGAAATCTTGCGTACAGCTCTGAAAGAGGATATCTACACATTCAGCCATGTGCCTAACTTGACTGATGAGAATTTCGCAGGGAATACATCTGGCGTAGCCATGGAATTTAAGCTGATGGGCCTTGAGATGATTACCAAGACCAAAGAAGCAAACTACAAACGTGGATTAAGACAGCGTATTGCGATTTTTGCTCATTACTTGGGCATGAAGCAGATTGCACTAGAGTCTCATTCAATCGTTCCACAGTTTAGCCGTGGCTTGCCTAAGAACTTACTGGAAATCTCTCAGATTGTGAACAACTTGGAAGGCAAAGTGACCAATAGGCAGCTTATTTCTCTCTTGCCGTTTGTGGAAGACCCTGACGCTGAACTGGAAGCCTTGGAAGAAGAGAAAAAAAAGAACATGGAAGACATGCCGATGTTCAACCAAGACAACACGAAACCCGAAGATGAGGTAGAGGATGAAGAATCAGGAGTATTGGGCGAAGAGGAAAGCCAATCTGATTTACCAGCAGATGGACAAGGCCGAAAAACAGGCAGACCAGTTCGATAAGGTCTATCAGGAAGCTAAGATTTACTTGGATAAGGAAATCAATAAGATTTTTGATAAGTTCCAACGGGATTATGGCTTAAGTCAGGTAGATGCTAGACAAGTCTTGAAGAACATGAAAAATAAGAAAGACCTGAATGAACTTCGCAAGGTGCTTGAAGCAAGACCAAATGACCCGAACATCCAAAGGCTACTGGCTGACTTAGATAGTCCAGCTTATTCTTTCCGTATGAAGCGACTAGAGCGTTTGAGCGACGATTTAGACCGTATGCGTGAATCTATCTATCATTCAGAGAAGACAGGCTCAGACGCCTTTTATAGCGACCTGATGAAGGATAGTTATTACAAGGCTACCTTTGACCTGCAGCAGCAGACAGGGCTGGCATACGGCTTTTCTGGGCTTCCTGAGAGTGAGATAAAACATCTACAGTCTTTTAGTTGGCTAGATGACGGGAGTACCTACTCTACAGACATCTGGAAGAATACAGGGAAGCTTACTTCCAGCATAAAAGATGAACTACTCATGAGTCTCATGACAGGCAGAGATACACGAGAAACTGCACAAGCAATCGCTGAACGATTCGATGTAGGTCAGAATGATGCAAGGCGTTTGGTTCGAACAGAATCAGCCTTTTTTCATAATCAAATGGAACTACTCAGCTATGAAGAAGCAGACATAGAAAAGTATATCTTTGTAGCTGTTTTAGACAAGCGTACATCACGCATTTGTCAGGAGCATGATAATCAGGTCTATGATAGGGATAAGGCTATCCCTGGTGTCAATTGTCCGCCTATGCACCCGTGGTGCAGATCTACTACTGTTGCATACGATGAGGACGCAGACTACAGCAAGCTGAAGCGCAGAGCAAGGAATCCAGTGACAGGTAAGACCGAGCTAGTACCTGCTGATATGACTTATAAAGAGTGGTATAGCAAGTATGTGGATGGTGAGGACGTTGTTAAGTAATCAAAACCAGAAGTGGATGACAAGATTTTTGTAGCTGATAAACCAAATGAAATAGATGATTTCTTTAGATGAAAATGGAATGATAATTTATGGCTTGGAGGTGTTAGAAGATGGGATTTGATAAAGATTTTATAGAAAAGGCTTTTTCTGATGGAAAAGATAGAGTTAATCGAGCGATTTATGTAAAACCCGAAGAACTTATTGAAATATCTGATGAAGATTTGAGTTATTTTGGTGAGGGTATCTTTTGTTGTCTTCCTCGTAATCAGTACATAATGAATCATAAAGATGAAATTAGAAAAAAATATAAACTTTCTCCAAAGATGCCAAAGATAAATGGCATCTATTTAGGGAGTTTGGTAAAAATGAGGTCATGGACAAGAATTTGGAAAACAAATCCAAGTTTAAAGGGAATAATCGAATTAACAAAAAAAGAAAGCACCTAGAGAAATCTAAGTGC